TCAGGTATTAAAATGAAGGATTTAATGGTGCAATATCTTGCCTCAAAACAAGAATCATCATTGTAATGCTAAAGATGAATTGCACAAAAGTAAAAATACTCATGGACAATTAAATAGCCCTTATGCTACAATGCTAATGGACTAATGCGGTGATTCCTCTTGTTTCCATGGGTTTGGGAATAATGAAGGGGATTACTGATATGATTAAAAATGTAAGTGGTATATGGAATACTTTTGGTTATACTCGTGTATCTGCTAAGGATGGCAGGAGAGTAGACGAAAGTAATAGCATAAAAAGCCAGAAGGATTTAATCTTGGATTTTTCCAATCGCAATCCTGATATCAACATCTTAGACATTGTTGTTGATGATGGAGCTACTGGCGCAAATTTTGACCGTACAGCTTTCAAAGATATGATTAAACATATCGAAAGTGGTATGGTTAATTGTGTTATCGTCAAAGATTTTTCAAGACTTGGGCGTGACCATATTGAAACAGGCAAGTATATAGAGCGGTACTTTGCAGTTAAAAATGTTCGTTTTATATCAATAACCGACCAGTATGATAGTTTTTATTCTGATATGTCGGATGCTAACAATAGCCTCCTTGTTCCTTTCAAAAACATTGTTAATGAAGCTATGCTTGAGGATATTTCAATGAAAACCCGTTCACACCTTGCCATGAAACGTAAAAATGGTGAGTTTGTGTGCAATTACTCTGTTTTTGGGTATGTAAAGTCTCCTGAAAAGAAACTTGTAGTGGATGATTTTGCTGCGGAGATAGTAAAGTTAATTTTTGAATATAAACTTTTTGGCTATAATGAACAACAAATAGCAGATACGCTTAACGCAAGAGGCACACTATCACCAGCTGAGTACAAAAAAGCAACTGGGCAAGCATACAACACGCCCTTTGCAATTAATAAAAAATCATTATGGACTGCAAACGCTGTGCGCCGAATACTAACAAACCGCGTTTACATTGGGACATTGGAGCAAGGCAAAAGGACAAAGATAAGTTACAGAGTTAAAAAATGTCATTACCAGCCCCGTGAAGCATGGAGCATACATGAAGATAACCATGACCCCATAATTTCTAAACTGGATTTTAACCTTGTACAAGAACTTATGGCATTAGATACAAAAGTGTCTATTCAAACTGGACGATTGCAATTATTCTCTGGTTTGATTGTTTGTGGAGCTTGCAATCAACCTATGACCGTTAAGACCACGAAAAAGAAAAGTGGAAAAAGCTATATCAACTATATTTGCGCTACCCACAAGCGTCATGGAACTTGCAATAATAATAATGTCAGTGGGATGATGCTGGAGGAATACGCACTACTGTCCATCCAGCGACAGATTGAAGGGCTTCTATCCACAGACGAAGTTACCAAAGAAGCTGGGCTTGATGAACTGAGAAACCGAAAGAAAGTTGCTATAGAGGGTATGGTTGAAAAAACTTTACTCACTATTAAGGAATATAATAGCTATCTTGTAAAATCAGTAACTCATTTGATGAATGACACTATCACTCAATCTGAATATGAACTGTTTCGTGATGATTTTCGAGGTAAGATAGACGATGCAGAAAAGCAAATATCCCATTTACAATGCGAATTGGAGCGTCTGGAAAATGGATTTGGCAATAGTGAACTACTAGAACGCTTTAAGTTGCATGGAAATATAACTGCCCTTGACCGTCGTATAGTAGTGAGTTTCATTCAATCTATAACTGTTTATGATAACAAGAATATAAATATTCAATTACGATATGACAATGAGTTTGAAATATTTGAGTTTCAACCGCCCGTTATTATTCAGGAAAGGGCGGTAATCTAAAATGGCTAGAAAGAGCAGAAAGCAAAAACAGACTGAAATTGCAGAATCGCCTAAAACGATTGTATATATCACATGGGGCTATACTAGAATTTCCACTGATAGCATAAAAGCGGATGATTCTATTGAAGGGCAGACTGCCCTCATCCAAGACTATGTTTCAGATAAACCAGACATTGACCTGCAAAATATAATCACAGATATAGGCTTTTCAGGTACAGACTTTATACGCCCTGGATATGCAGAATTATTGGATGCTATACAACATGGCAAGGTACAGTGTGTGATTGTAAAGGATTTATCAAGACTGGGAAGGGAATATATTGAAGTTGGGGAGTTGTTGTTTGACACCTTCCCAACCTACAACATACGCTTTTTATCAGTGAATGACCGATACGATTCATTTGCAGATGATGCTGGACGCAAAAAATTAATGATTCTATTTAAGAACCTTGTGAACCATATGTATAGCAAGGATTTAGGAGTTAAAATACGTTCTTCACTTGCTTTGAAACAACAAAAAGGCGAGTTAACAGGTGGTCCTCCTCCATATGGTTATGTCTTTACAGATGAGGGTGGTCGCAAGTGTCTAAAAATCGAACCAGAAGCTGCAAAAATCGTAAAGTTAATTTTTGATATGCGAGAGCAGGGCAACAGTTTATATCAAATTGCGAACTATTTGAACCAAAATGATATACCTTCCCCACGTCATCATTTGCATAAACTTGGATATTTGCCTAACTTAAATGATACGAAAAAGTATTTGTGGGTTGATGTCAGTATCAAGAAAATACTAAGAAATATAGTCCATCTTGGTCATCAGGTACAGGGCAAAGAAGAAAGTTGTGGAAATAAGGCAAGGAAAAAACCACAATCTGAATGGATTATCCATGAAAATACTCATCCAGCCTTGATTGACAAGACACAATTTGATATCGTCCAAAAGTTACTTGATAAAGCTACCGAAAAATATGCAAAAAAGCGTGATGGATTATTTGATGAGTATATTTATTCTGGCAAACTATTCTGTTCCCGTTGTACTAGAGCTATATTACGTAAGTTATCTCATTCTAAAGACGCTAGAAACCATTACAGACTCCTTTGTCGAACATGTAGACCTGAATTACGACATTCATTAGGTTTGGATAAACTGCCTACACTTTTGCTTGCTGAGTTGGAAGAAATCATAACTGTCATCCTGCAAAACCAGATAAATGTTTGCTTAGATATTAGCGAACTTATAGTGGAAGCCTCAAAATCAATGATTATTATAAATAAACGTCACAATTTAACATCAAAACTTAATTGCTTATTGAATGAAAGCAAAAAAGCGGATGATATGTTGGCATCTGCTTATACACATCACTTGGCAGGTCTATTGGATGGTAGGGAATTTAACATTGCTCGTGAAAAATTTGAACATGAGAAACAAGTGGCTGAATCTAGGATAGAGCAAATCCACCTAGAAGCAACCAAATATGATATTGAAAAAGCAAATCAAAATGCTTTTTTAGTAAACTTCCAACGATTTAGTGGTTTTACGAAATTAGATAAGGAAATAGTCAATGCACTAATCCAACGAATTGAAATAGACCCTCTAACAAAAGATGTTCATATTGTATTAAACTATATGGATGAGTTGGAAGAGTTGAATAAACTGGTGGAAGAAAGTGGGGTGTTGGCTGATGTTTGCCAATAAACATGCCAACACCACTCGCAATACCAGAATTTTAACATATGTAATAGCTGTCTATCTTCGTATATCTGAACAAGATGACGCTAAAAACGAAAGCAACAGTATAACCTATCAACGTGAGTTGATAAAAAGTTTTATTAAATCCCAATCAGAGTTTGCCAACGCCCAAATTATGGAATATATTGACGACGGACTCAGTGGTAGCCATACAAAACGCACTGCCTATCAACGGCTAATGGATGACATTGAACGCGGTTTGGTGCAATGCATCATTGTAAAAGACCTTTCTCGCATAGGGCGAAATATGATTGATGTTGATGACCTGTTAATGAATTATCTTGTGATTAACAAAATAAGATTCATAGCTTTAGGCAATAACTATGACAGTCTAAAAAAGCCACTTTCTAACTTGGAATTAGCAATTATAAACTTGGCTAATCAACACTATAATCAAGATTTGATTGAAAAATCCATGTCCATAAAAGTTATGAAAATGAAAAAAGGAGAGTTTCTAAGCAGTTGGGCATTATTTGGTTACAAGAAATCCCCTACAGAGCGAAATAAAATCATCATTGATGAAGAAAGTGCTGATTATGTCCGTTTGATGTTTTCGCTTGCGACAGATGGAAAAAGACCACCCCAAATAGCCCAAATTCTTAATGCTCAAGGAATCCCCACTCGTAGCCAGTATAAAAAGAAGAATGGTGTAGTTGGTGGTTGGAGAACAATTGACCCTGAATATACCTTTTGGTGTGGTGCTATGGTTCACAGAATCCTTAATGATATCCGATACACTGGTACTGCTGTCCACAAAACAACAAAGGTTAAGCAATCTGGTATTAACGGAGTGACGAAACGCCCCAGAGACGAGTGGATAATAGTACCCAATGCCCATGAAGCAATTGTAACACAGGCTGAATACGATAAAGCACATGAAGCACTCCGCAGATGTAAATGGAGTGACCCTACCATTGACCATATTTTCCATAATAAAATAAAATGCGCTATCTGTCATCGCACCTTGGTAAGATTAAGCCCCAAAAAACCATATTTCAAGTGTAAAACCAAATTCTATACTAATCACTATGATTGCCCCGAATGTTTGATATTTCAAGAGAAAATAGAACAGATAGTATTGAAATCTATAAAAGTTCATATAACTGTGCTAATTAACCATGAGGAAATGAAGCTAGAGGTACTTAGGCAAAATAGTATCTCAAAAGTTGCTCTGGAGCGCAAATTACAAACAGAGCGGAAAGCTGTCCGACTCTTGGAAGAATCCATCACCAAAAATATAACTGCCTTAATTTCGGGAGAAATCACACAGGAAACTTTTTTGAAAAAGAAAGAGCTTATCAATAATACCATCACACAGAAAAACGCAACTGTAGAAAATCTCCGTGAACAGTTAAAAATCCTTGATGTAGGAAAACAGGCTGTTGAAGAACGGCGTGACGAGTTGCAATCTATAATAGAAATTGATAAACTGAATAGGAAGTTAGTGGATTTATTGATTGACAAAGTGCTAGTACGTGGGGAAAATGATATTGAAGTTGTCTGGCTAGGGGAAGGTATTGATTAAATATTTCTCTTGTTTCATATGAAAAATATGTTAAAAAATTGTTTTGCTCTAGCGCAAGCAGTCTTTTGATTCAAAATACCACTTGCGCTGGGCGACATCTCTAATCTCCCTTGATTTTTATTTGCGCCTATCAGACTGGTGATAGGCTGCCGTAAACGCATTATTGAGGCGGTTTGCCTCGTCATTCTGCGTTTGGCACTTGAGGTAATTCCATCCAATGGGTTACAGGGTGAATTTCCCCTACCCATCTTCCGTAACCTATCCAAGTAACCCCAAAGCCGTTGTAGTATTCGTTTTCGTGTTTGCCATGAACCAGAACAACTTGCAATTCATCAGGCATCCTGTCCTTGACACTAATCCATTGACCAGTAGTTGGAATGTTGGCTGTGGTATAACTCATCTTGATTTTCTCCTTAATAGTTATTTGCGTTCTGCTGGGGTTGTGACCAGCTATCCCGCATTACCAACCAGTAAGAAGGCTGTCACTCTGCGTAGGTGTTGTTTTATTTTTCATTGCGATTTTTGACAATAATTTCCATGATTTAAGTATAGAATCTTCCTACAACATTTTTGCCATTTGGTATACCATATACCACCAAGATATTAGACGCATCCAATACCACGAGATTTTATGTTGTAATTTCTGATGGTGGAAATTGTGGATATTGCTATGTTATACTTGGCATGAGGAGTTGATTTACAATGACTGCAACCATTCAACGTGTAGACGATAGCTATATTGTTCGCTTTCCAGCTAGTATTATTGAAAATATCAAAATTAAAGAAAGCGAAATTGTGCAGGTGTTTGAGGAATATGGAAGAATAATAATTCAAAAATCCAGTACGCCTACTCTTGCAAATGACAACACACGCACGACCATAAGCGAATTGTTTGAAGGTTACGAGGGTGAATATGAACCAGTTCTAATCGACTGGGGTACGCCAGTAGGTAAAGAAATATGGTAAAACAAGGCGATATAATAAAATTAAATTTTGACCCACAAAGTGGTCGTGAGCAAGCTGGATACCGTCCAGCAGTGGTAATTAGTAATG